GCCGTCCTATCGCCACCGTTAGCAAAAATGATTTGATCTTTTGGAAAAAGTTGTTGAACATTTTTTATAGCTTCAATTGCAGAATTATCGTCATCGTTAAATAAAATTATCCCGTCAACCATTCTTAAATTTTCAATAATGGCAACACGTTCGTGACAGGGCATAAATGCACGACCTTTTTTGCGACTTAGCCATGCATCGCTATTAAGTCCAACAATTAATTTGTCCCCAAGATTTTTTGCGGCTTTAAAATACTCAATATGTCCGCTATGTAATGGGTCAAAACCGCCCGTTACAAGAACTATTTTCATAAACTAGCATCTTCCATGCCGGCAACACGTAATTTTACAATATTTGTAAGTTGCCATTGTTTTTGATCCAATGCTTTAGTAATGCCAAGCCATTTATTTCTTAGTAAGGCAAATTCGTTGATAATTTTTTCAAAATCAACTACATCTGCCTCACCTTCGACAAATTTTTCGCAATCTCTGCTACTAAGTGCTCGCTGATAATTTTCTAAATATTTTCGAAAATGACTACTCTTAAGTCGGCGAAGTTCAATGTTTAGATATTCTAAAATTGCTTCAATTTCTTGTAGTTGACTAAATCGTTGTTCAACTATTCCTGGCATAGATGCTGCTGCTTTTTCAACATTTCCTGTGATTCGACACTCTTTACGTGCTTCGTCAAGTTCTCCGTTAAAATATTCAACAGCATCTGGGATATAAGAAATATCTTTTGCAATTTTAGCGTACCACATTAAAAATCTAGTTCCTTATAGTCGTCATCATCTTCAACTTCTTCGTCAAGATAGTAGTCGATAGCTGAATCTAGGGTTTCATCAACTCCAGTTGCATTTTGCAACACTTTGTCGCTAACTCCGTGATCAGCTAGAAGGTCTACATACCTCTCAGCAACAAGTTCTAATTGTTTTTTATCAATATAGTCTGCAAACAGCAACCAGATATCACCAATTTGTGTTTCATTCAACATTTTCAGGATTCTCCTCAGGAACAGAAACGTTATTAACAGTTTTGATATGGAATTTTTCCATTATCATATCTAATTTATCATCTTTCCATTCTTTTCGGTAGAATTTGAATTCCTCGCCTGTTTCTGGATCAACCCATTTGAGTCTATTGCCTTCTTGTTTAAGTAAACCTTCCTTCTCACAAAGATCAACCATGCCTGAGTACGGGTTCATCCCTGTTTCATAAGGAATTTTAATCTGTACTGACTCAAAAGGCTTTGCATAACGAGTTTTCATGATCTTACATGCTGCACGAATACCATTTACTTCGCTAGTCTTGTTACCATCTTCATCTTCTTTAAGTTTTAGTTTTTTCATGGCAACCACGATAGAACTTGCGTAAATGAAGCCTTGTCCGCCTGAAATTTTGTCGTCAGGATCGAACATATCTTGGCTAGCGTATGTGTGATTTGTTGCAACAAGTCCAATATTTAAACTCCCAAACATATTAACACAATTACGAACAAGTGCTGTAAGTGCTTTAGGTTTACGGCCCATGTCGCCTTTTAAATCGCCTGCTTCGAACTGATTAACATCTGTAGGAGTTAACAACATACCTAGTGAATCAAGTACAAACAGAACCTTAGGACGGCTATCTTCAGGCATTGCTTTATATTCAGCAACAAATTCTGTAATAGTTTTTGCTACATCGTCAATCATTGCCATATTAAGTTTAAGCAACTTATCTTCGCTAGTATCAACACCAAGTGCTTTTAACCAATCTTCATCGAGAGCATTTTCTGTATCGATTAGGATTGGATAAATTCCTTGTGCCTGTGCTGCCTTAATAAGGTTACCTGAACAGATATATGATTTACCTGCGCCAGATTCACCGGCGAATACCGTAACTTTACCTAGCGGTACACCTTTATTAAAATCACCGCTAATCAAATAATTGAGAGCGTAGTTACCTGTTGAGATCCAATCAGTAGGATCATTAAAGCCAATTGACAAGCCTTCAATAGACTTTGTAATTGACTTTCTAAATTTAGAAATATCAAATGCTTTTGCCATATTATGTTCCCTGTAGTGGTAAGAGAGTGCGGGTATTGCCCACACTCTTTACTTTATTATTATTGACTTTGACGAGCGCGAATCTTGGCAAGAATGTCTTGCGCACGACTAGCACCTTCTGCTGCCGGAGCACTTGCTACAGGAGTAGACTGAGCTGCCGGAGCACTTGCTACAGGAGTAGGTTCTTCGTCAACTTCTTCAGCAGGAGCACTTGAGCGAGCTTTGTTAGGATCGCCTGTTGCAGCACCCATGCCTGCTGGTTTGAAGTATTGACCCCAACGGTCCATGTCATATGCTTCGCCATTAACTGATGCTTCAAACATTTCTTTCATAACCTTAAGCTCAACATCGGTTGGCTTCTTAGGCAAGAAGTCTGACAAGTTAAACAAACCATGGGTATCAACTGCGGATTTTTCTGCATCGGTTAGAGCACGTTCACGACGGCTCCACTTACTTGTAGAATAATCAGCAAAACCACCTTTGCTTGTTTTTGCGATACGGAAATCTACACCGAGGAGGTAATCAGTTGGTAGTTCTTCCAACTCTGGGTCCATTAGTGCTGAACGAATGATTTGATAGATTTGAGGACCGATGATGAATCTGCGAATTGGATTCTCTGGTGTTTTTTCTTCTTTGAGAGCATCTTCAACAACAAAGCCTTGGAAGATATATGAACGCTTTTTCCAATATTTACGACCCATATCCTCTAATGATTTGTCTTTAAACCAACCACGCACTTCTGAAAGGATTGGACATACGGAACCATCGTTATACATTTCAACACAGGGAACCTGTACTTGAACTTTACGTGAATCGGTTTCGCCTTTAATTCCTGCGAATTCCAATTTGATCATTGCACGTTCAACCCAGAAAAATGTGTTGTTAGAATTGCCATCTGGTAGGAAACGAACTACGGCTTCCTTGCCTTCTTGCATGTTCCAATGTGGGTAAATTGCGTTGTCGCCGCCGCTTGATGTTTGTCCTGTGGACTTTGATTGTGCTTCTTGAAGTTTAGCACGAATTTCTGCTAATGTTGCCATTTTATAGCCTCCTTATGCCTTTAATGTAAATGACTTTATGCCTATCGCATAACAACTATTATGCGCTTTTTATTTAG